GCTCTTTCGACAGTCGACGGGAGTCTGACTGCCACTTTGTCCACTCTTGCACAGCGTTGTATTGTGAAGAAAGCGGAATGGATACTGGTGCATTGTTCGGCACCCACAACTCAAAGAATAACTCGCCCAGTTCATTAGTCAGCAATACATTGTCAGCAGTGCCTGCGACGAATGGATGCCTCCGATATGTTACGTTAGAAGGAGAAAGTGCACGACGATGAACGTTGTTTCTTATGTCTTCTCTCCATCCGTCTTTCATGCGATTGCGCACCCACTGTGCCATGGGAATACCGTCCATGAAACACCAGTAGCGAGTATGTGGTCGCAGACCTTCTGCGCTTGCGTATACTCGACGCTGACGCATAAATGGCACAGAAAGAATTGCAACCCTCTTGTCGCCAATTACTCGTGTGACTGACTGGTCGCTGACGACTTCGTTTCTGACCGTTTGCGTGGTCTGGAATGTTTGAGTTTCAGTGGTAGTAATATGTTTGCGACCTATTCTGCGACCCCATTTGAACCATCCTGGACCCGCTGACGGTACAAGGATCTTCTCGCGGTGAAATATTGACCAAGAATTGATAACAGTTGTTCGTGAGAACGTCGTGGTGCGAGGGATAAGTTTTTCTCCTACCCGACGAATTATTAACACCGATGGTGATTGCTTGTCAGGGAGACGACGAGTATCGAACCAAAGATCACGTGCTGGGTTCAGTCGAAGAACACCTTCGCCCAAGAATACGTTGAATGGGTTGACGTTGTAGTATCCATCCTCTTCATAGTCAGTAGCAGCACTGCCTTTCCATGAGATCATTTCTTGCTTCATGGATGTGTCAAGCACGTCTATGTGGTCCAACATGACATTGTCACCTTTGACAACAATGTTTGTTTGATTTCCAGCAGGGCGTCTTCCTGCTGGCAAAACAGATTCATCAGCATCGTGAATAAACCCGACTTGCTCGAGACCAAGTCTGGCGTGCATGGTGTTATTGCCTTCATCATAAGAGGATGTAGCAAACGAAGCGTCATCTACAAACTCATTCGATAAAAAAGATGCAGCAAACGCATACCCTTGTGAGAAGTCATCAACAAAGAAACCAGTCTTTGATCGGATGATGCCTTCTGGACCGAATTCTATGAGGTTACTTGCTTCATTTTCCAACACAGAAAGGGAGATAGTCTCTTCAAGTTGTGCGACCCTTTTCGTGATGTCGTGAATATCACTCATCTTATAACCGCGATATGTTCGACGGTTGATACCTATGTCTTCCACACCTTTAGTCTTACCGCTCATCATCACGTCAAACAAGACCATCTGGTTTGCTTTTTCGTTTGGCGGTACTGGTTGCTGTGCTTCCACACCTTTGTTGACCACAAGTTTTGCTTTAAACTCATCTGAATATGTCAGTGCCACATGGTCGATACGGTGGTTATAGAAATCGACAACGTAGTTGATCTTGGCACCATCTATTGGCATCTCAAAACTTTGACTGGCCAGCATCTCATTTGCATATGGATCCAACTGTGGTCGGAAGTCCATCACGTTGTGGAGTTGATACTCATCACCAGATGTGCGAGATTTAAAGTCTGGAATATCTTCGTATCCAAATATTGGGTTAGCAGCGGTCGCTTGTTCTGCTTTCCTGAGTAGATACGAGTTGACAGAGAAAAAGTCACCAGAAGTTCCGTGAACAAAGTATGCAAACTCGGCAGATATTGTTGTCACAGAAGCGTCTATGCCGTCTGGTCGCAATACAATCGGACCATAATAGTTGTCTCTTTGACCTCCGTCAAATTCTACAAGGTGGGTGACATCTGCACCTGAAGCGTCAGTGGCGTTTGCCGAGAAAAGTTCAACGCCATCATAGAGATTGGAGAATTCAAACACATCACCAGCAGAGTCGCCAGGAGTCGTCCTTGTTGCTGTTGCAGTTACTACAGTGTATATCTTCTCTCGAGCAGCAGGAGCATTCTTCTGTACATAGTAATAGACTGAAATGGAATCATTCAACGCGCCAGTTGTAGTGACTGTTACTGTAGTGGTGCCATCACCGATGTTGCCTGACGATATAGGGTCTATAACGTTTTGGGTATCATTGAAGAATATCCACTGACCTTTGTCAATCATGTCTTCGTCATTGCCACAGGTGACCGTAATGTTGTTAGATACGTCGACATTCGTAACTGCTATTCTTTGTACGGTAATTTCAGTCGGTGCTATACTCTTAACACGACCTCCTGGGATTTGGAACAGAGCAGTGGATGATGTTGGATCTTGAAGATACAGGTTGTCCTCTTCTTGAACTGGGTATGCGCCCCGAGAACCCGACGAAAGATTTGATGGATTGTTGTCCCACGCAGAAATTCTATGGGTGTCTCTGAAGTTACCTGAACCGATCATCTGTGTGTCATACAGGTGCATGCGATATGCGTCACTATCAGCAGTGCCACGAGCGACGATAGACTTCATTCGGGTATAACCGATGGTCTGATGGGTCTTGTCGATCAGTTGTAGTTTCTTTCCGTTGGTGATACATGAGTTGGTTGCACCGAAAAACCCGAGAGAAGAATCCCTTTTTGTCGGATTAGTCCCATCGAAAGAAACATAATTTTTATATTCAACATTCATACTTCCATTCGAGTCTGTGACGAATGATATTGGTTTTGGTGCCCTGAACTCTTTAGGGACTTGGTGTTCAAGGTGGTATCCATCAAGGAATGCTGTTGGAGTTATACCTTCTGCCATGGCAGGAAGACTATACACCATGTTAGCAGAGTCATCGTCATTACGAAACTGTAGATCAAAGTCGTTTACAATGAAGTTGCCGTGTGTGTCAGCGTGGCGGGTTGCCAGACGCTTTTCAATTTGGTTGAAGTTGTCGGTGCCTTCTTTGATCTGTATGATCACAGAATTCTTAACTGTGGCGAACGTCACGAAGTCGACGTCGACGCCTTCTTCTGGACGAACAGCGAGTATCATGCGGATGCGGTATCGGTCTGCTCCAGGACTGGAAAGGTTCGGGCGACTGCCTTGATTATCATACAGGGCATCATCATCAGCAGTTGTTACAATGTCTTGTACTACTATGAAACCAACTTCAGCGTCGACGAATCCCTCATACTTACCGATTGCCAATGTTTGCTTGGGTGCATACACAAAGTGATTTTGTGTGTAGAACTCTGCGCTCTGCATAGAGAACAGACAACCCTTTCCTATCGACGATATGGTTGATCCTGATGGTTGTGTGTATACTGAGAGAGAGGCAAGACCGCTTCCGTCGTCTGCTGTCATCGGTTCGCCTTCAGCAAAGACTGGGGTGTTCACCTGAACTTCAGTAGAAACACCTTCTTGGTTTGCAGAGAGATAACGACCATACAGAGTTGGTTTGTCAGAACCTGTAGCGTCGACAACATGTGATATTTGGAACCTGACACCAAGCGTTCCTGTTTTTACTGGACCTTTGAAAGTCTTTCCGATATAACTTGATACCAAAACGCCAGCAGTTAGATTGAGGGAGTCTACAATGATGTAGTCTACAACGTCAGCACCTGCGCCAGATGACTTAGGAGATACAGCAGCACCATCCAGGAAGATGTTGCTCGCCATACGAGAGACCTGCTTCTGCAGGATAGTCTGCAACTGGTTTAACTCTCGTCCTTGAATGTGCCTGCCAGAATTAAATAAGATCTTATGATAACCATCGCTATCATTATAGTCGTCTTTATAAATTCCTGAGAACGTCGTTCCTGTATATGGGTTTGCCATTACTTACTTTCCTTTAGAGGTCAACTACTACCTTGATGTCTTCTGTTTGATCATTGTCGCGCGATACTGCAACTCTATTATCTATGTATATAACCTCTCCGCTGTACACATCAACTTCGGATGGACGAAGGACGTACTGTCCTGCGATTGACACGGGAGTTGTAGAACCACCACCGCCAGAAACGTTGCAGGAATAATTACTATCGAAGATTCTGAAACCAGTTTCCCGTGTTTGGTGCACGTACATTATACCAGCAACAGTATCATAGTAATCAATCACAGCAGCAGAACCAGTAGTTTCTTGCGTTATTATTTGGTCGCCTGTGATATTCTCTGGTGCCAGGTTGGTGCCTATGACGTGGAGTCTTTTGAATGCAGACAGAGTTGCGCTGGTCGCAGGAGCAGTTTCTACGAAACTACCATACTGTGCAGAGTCTTTCAAAGGATTACGGATGATTCCGATTTGACGGAATTGGTTGTTTACTTGGAAGTCAGCATTCTCAGCACCACTCAACTGCGTATTAAACATCATAGCAGAAGCGGAGAGGTCAAGAATAGCGGTTGCCGCCATGCCAGAGTCCGTCGATATAAGTGCGCGAAGTACTGCACCACTTCCAGTACCATCAGCGATAGAAACAGATGCATCTGCATAGTCTCTACCAAAATCGAAAGTGGTATTGGCAGGATCTGATTTCATAACAACAGAAGTTATAAGACCACCTTCTACATTCGCTGATGCGAGAGCAGTATTGGCAGGGGTGAGGGATACACCTTGGCGAGCGCGACCATGAATCGTAATAGTCGGTGTCGCTGAGTAGTTTGTTCCAGGGTCGTCGACAGCAATGCCAATTATCTGCCCTGGAATTGCCAATCCCTGTATACCACGTTGTTGTAGTCTAGAAACAGAAAGGTCTTCATCCACTGGACCACCTGCTGCTACGTCGACAATTCGCTCAACTGGCATGTAAGTTGATGTTAGGAACTTTCGTGCTTCAGCAGCACCGATGTTGTATAGGAACTTCCAGAAATATCCATCACCACCAGCGAAGAATACAGCACCAGTAGTGTCGATTGGTTTGTGTATAGATGCCCGTGCTGAACCTGTTGCTGTTTTACCCTGCTGGATGCAAACAAATACGTTGTTGTCATCAGTTAACACATAGTATGGGTTTGGGATAGATGCAGAGGTTGGCGTGACTCCGTTTATAACTTCTGTGTTCGAACCAAACTCAGGAGACCATGCCTCATAGAAGTTACCCGATACCCAAGAGAAGCGTGGGACAACATATGAAACATCAGGGACAAGTTTCATTGATTGGATACTTGACCGAAACGTGTCAGAGGTATCATTATCGGAGTATGGGATAGGTGGCGTTGCTTCGACAGTCCAGTCTTCCGACCTACCAATAGCGATATAGTGTCTGTCTGAATCGCCAATCGCAACGTTGACATTTTGGGTCTTGTCGAATATGGTCTTCAGCATATCCGTCTTTAGTATGTCTGTAATCGTAGCACTCATGTTTCTTGTGTCCTCTCGCAACTTGCCTTGTTGTTTACTATTGTTTTATATAGATCTATTTATACTCTTTCTCGGGAGCGTATAGAATTATTGTTTAACCCAGTCAGTGCCGTCGAACAGATAAACATCACCATCCCTTTCGTGTCGGACAGGATGGCCAGCAGCATATGTACCTGTGCGCCAAGATTCTGTTCCACCTGTGCCGTCATCATAGTACCACTTTGCATTGAGTTCAAGAAGACCATTATTGGCATCTATGTCCCATAATGTCTCTTCTGTCTTAACTCCCGCAGCGTCACCGTTGAATATTTCTTCACTCACCATGAGGGCGTCCTTGTAGTATTCTTGCTTGATACGGAAACCGCTGGTGTTATAATATATCTTGCGCGTGATTGGCGTGAACATGCTCACTGTATCCACTGACTGGTAAAAATGACGCTCGGTAATCAAACCATTCACATAAAGATCTTGGTGCGGCACTGTGTATATCCCGAAGATGTTATTTACTTCGCCTTTGTGAATCAATGTCCCTATACCTGATGCTGTTGCTGGATCTGTTACTATTGCCTCGGTGCTTGATGCACCTCCTACATTCCACAACGTGTAAGTCCAAGAGAAATTGGCAGGTTTTGCCGACAGCACATCAATGGAATTACTTGACGTTGTGACAACCAATTCGTTACTGATTCTTCCTTTCAACCCACTGTGCTCTACAGCACGTGCGGTGTATGTACCAGCGTCTCCTACAGAAACAGTAGTTCCGCCTATCGAAAGGGCACTACCGATTGGGACATTGTCTTTGAAGATCTCGTATCCTTTTGTTTCATAGTGGTTTTCACCAGGAATAAGTTCGATCGAACCACTTTCTATCCGCAGATATGGGGAGTCTGGTAATCTAACAACCGTGACAAACAGGTCTGTTTGTCTTTGGTGAATAAGGTCGCCAGAATCAGGTTCAGCACCTGTACCATCTGGGAATTTAGTAGCACTCATCCAATTGGGTGGTGTTCCAGTTCCCCTCAAGGCAGTTGGTATGAGACGAGACTCAAGGTCGTTGATGATCTTTCCTGTATCAACGCCATATGGTCTAGTTCCGAGTTCTCCTCGTGTAATTCCAGTGAAGGTAGTTTCTGTTGTACCTGTATATGCTATGACTTCGCCTAAGTATGTTGTTATATAACCACTTGTCGGGAATCCAGCAGTACTGTTAACAAATATTGTCGCAGTGGATGATGAGTTTACTATAGGGGAAGTGGTTCTAACAGACAATCCATTTTCAATGTCAAAGTTACTTACGAAAGCAACCTTGGTTCCGTCTGGACTACCCTTTCCGTCGTAGTCCCATGGTTCCGACTGGTCGCCTTGGGAGTTTCCATTAGCATCGAGCATAGGATATATGATACGTGAACGAGCATCTGAAATCACTTTATGACCACCTGTCCTGAGGTCAAGAATTTTACCGCCAGTAAAAATCCACCGACCGCTTCTTCCGCACCCGCCTGGATCTTGCGCACGAGAGTTTGAAAGTCGTTCAGCATTACTTGGCCACGGTTCGTTCCACTTGCGACCTGCCAATTGCTGGTTGCCCATGAGATGCCACGTACCATCGCCAGACCATGCCTGATGGCCAGCGTTCAATAAGATTGTCGCCTTGCGCATGTTACTACCATCAAGGTCAGACCAACTACGACTTTGCGCCAATGGGAATAAACTCTCGCTCGTGCCTCCTGATTTATTTCTCATCATAACAACAGGGTTGTTGACGTTGGGGTTGGGCAGTGGTCGCTTACCAGATCCATCACCCAACTGAGTCGGGATATTAACAGTTCCGTCATTTTCAAGTCGGACTGATCTATATTCGCCCGACAGTATCGGGTTGTGAACATTGATATCGTCCCAATCACGGAAACGCATTACACCATAGAGGTGTGAATCGTTTGCGGTGGTTTCACCCAAATTCTCTATACCATAACCGATAGTTTCCATGGTGTCGGTGGCGACAGTGTATCGTTTAACTGCAACACCTGAGTTGGATGATGTGTCATAATTCTGGCCACTGTTGTCCGTGTATTCGATGAAGAATAATGTGTTGTCGCTCTTGCCCCAGCGAGGGTCGGCACCAAAGGCAACAAATTGGTCGGAGTCATTGGCCAAGTCTAGTAATCGTACTTGTCTCCCTCCACCACTTGAACCAGTGCTCCATCTATCAGCAAGTAAGTACTGGCCATCTGGACTCCAACACTGGGTATTGTGATAGTTGTGATAGTCTCTCATGATTGGGTTGTTGGTCATCCTCCACATGGGCAAGGCAATAGTGGTGTCGGGGTCAATGAATTCAGACCTGCTCAGCAACCCAGAAACAGTCAGGGTAGCAGTGGCACTGACCGTAGCAATTGCTGACTCTACAGCACCGCTGGCAGTGTGGTCGTGGTAGAGACGGACAGCGTTGCCATCGACCGTAGTATCTTCTGACTCTACATCACCGATAGCAGTGTGTTGTAGGACAGCGGTGCCATTGATCGTAGTATCTTGCCCCTTTACAGCACCGCTAGCGGTCATACGCTGTGGAATATCCGCCAGCGAAATGGTCAGCGACTGAACAACCCCATCGCCTTCGACCGTAGTATCTTCTGACTCTACAGTACCGATGGCAGTTTGGGTTGCAGGTACGTCCTCGCCTCCACCAATTCCTGACCCACCTGTAAATGGATCATTATATCCGAGTACTGGAGGTTTTGCGTTTCCATAACCATCTAAATCAGAGTAGTTATAATACCAAACATTCTCATCGACTAAATTGATAGTGTTAGACATATCAGCATATGTATCATCCATTGTTCGGGCGTTGATGTCATCCGCGTCTGCCATATTCTCATACTGAGTATGCCAATTCGCCACTGTTTGTGGTTTGAATTGATCATTGACACGGGACAGTACTTTGAAACCATCTTTCCCTGGACCAATCTCTGCATAAGTGGTGGAGTGCAACCCAAGACCGTTTTGTGCAATCATTACTCTTACTGCTGACTCGAGCAGGACAGGTGGTGGTGGTTGTATGATGGCATCTGGCATTGAACCATATCCACTACTGGTCTGCCATAGTGCACGTTGACCAATCGGGATGCTACGAATGGATAAGAACGCAGATGTTATTGCCACTTGTCCAGCGAGGAACATACCTGCTGGATGGACGAATGTTTTATATGCTTCTTTCCAAATATTCACAGACAATGGCGTTGATACCATGAGACCATACAACTGGTAGAAGGCATTGTCAGTTATGCGCTTGGACGTTACATCGGAACCTATCGTGGTGAATTGTGACAGGTTTGTCTGTATCCGTAGTACAACTCCGTTTGGCAAAATTCCCTGATAATTGCCAGTTAGGTCGCCATAATTGGCGACAGTGGTGTCTGTATGAGACAACAACTGCACCTTCGTATTTGCATAATCTATACTGTAGTGTACACCTTCCGTCAACTGGACACCATCCATGGTGATCTCTATGGTGCCGTTGGGAAAGGAGAAGTCAAATAGGGAGTCTGAAGCAGAATTAGAACCTGTATATTCGAGAGTCTCTCTTGCTGGTGCGCCTATAACAAACACCTCGTCACGACCATATTTGACGTCGATGTCTACACTATAGAAGATACGGAAGAACTGTTTGATCGAAAACTCAGTACCCTTTGACCGATACAACAGACTGGAGTATTGCAACGCAGACCGTTTGTCATTGAATGACTCGAAGTATGGTTTGCCGAGAAGGAGTTCGTTTGATATGAAAGATAAAAACTCGACTCGGGTTTGTACAACGTCCCTCGCTAGCATCAGGTCTTTGATATCCGAGACAGGGTTTGATGCATCCTCCAGACTGGCATAATATGCCTTGAGGAACTTGACGAGTTTGGGATACTTCTCGTCGAAATGCTCAGGAAGAACATTATCGACTTCATAGCGATCTAATTTAATATCGCGACGATATAGATCCGTTAGTGTTTTATCAAGGGACATGTATCCTACCTAGTCTCAACAATAATTGCTTGGGTGAATGACTCATCGGCATCATACTTGAGAATTTTATTTCGCGTGGAGTTGATCACAGACTGGTTAGCAGGAACAGCGAACAATTTGAAATAGTTCTTACCTCCTGATACATCTTGTACAGTCAACGAGTTGATCGTCACAGTGCCTGTCGACTCATTGTATGAACCGATATTATCACCACCACCGACAATGGTGCCGTTCTCGTTAACCAACTCAAGTACGGTCGTTGCTTGAATATCATACTCTATTGGGATGACACCCAATTCTGAAGTTTGGACCTTCTGGTTGATCTTGTTTCTTATCTGGACTCTCTGATTCTCGAAAGTGAAGAAAGACGTATACACAGTCACACCATCACTCAATTCAGGGTCACGGATAGGTGACGGGAAGGTTACAATGTATTTGCGGGTTGTCGCGAACTGAGGGATAATTCTCATATGCAAAGTGACCGAGGTGCGGGATGATAACACAGAAGGGTCTGTAGCATCGACTTCGGTCAAAAGGTTTGACTGCCTGAATGTCTGAGAGAACTTACCAGTATTTTCTTCAAAGTAATCTGTTACAGATTGATCAACCGATGCTCGTATATTCGATTGAGAAAGACCAGTCAATGCAGGGTTGAACTGGAAGAACGTCTGAGTAGAAATATATGCCACAACTGGGTCGGTGAACGTCAAAGAGAAAGATGCAATTTGAAACTGATCAGAGAGCGCAAGTATGCCGTGTCGGGTATTGGTAATGGTTGTTGCATTAAGACCATCTTTCCATACAATTGAAGTAAACACAGTACCATAGTCAGGGTCTGGGTTATCTTCACCACCCCATGATTGTATGTCATTGATGAAGGTTGAATACTTCTTGAGGATCAGAGCAGAATAATCATCAGAAGTCACCATTCGGTTTTGTGCAGCAAACTGATATGGTGCGTTCTTACGAATCGACTCAATGTCTTCTTTCTCGCCACCACCTGCTGCTCCACCATTAGTGGCAACAGATAATGTTATACGGTTTGGGTCTATAGTTATGCTTTGGTCAGCACCAAGCAATGTGATTGTGGAGGTCAGCGACAGGGTGCGGACTAGATTAGCAGCAGCACCATTGCTTCGAAGATAATTTACTTCGATGACATTGCCCACATTTGGCGCAAGACCGAGTGAAGTGCCATTGCCGAAAGACAATTCATAGTATGCATTAGGAGACTCACGAAGAACATATAATCGAGAGGCAGAACCAACTGTTGATGCATCCAGGAGGTCTGTGAATAGACTAAACTCGCCACCCACGGAAGTGGCAGAACCTTGGTTCTCAAACACCTTGACGATTGCTGTCGCTATGTCTATATCTTTGTCTGGGATAACGTAGACTGCATCCGTGCTGCTTCCTACGATGAATTGTAATTTGCGTTCTTCACCTTCATGTACTATAATTGGGTCGTCTGGAGTAGACAGCGGATAGAATGTAAATATATTTCCTGGTGATCGGGTTGCTTTAAGTGCAACTCGGTTGCTGAACGTAAAGTCAAGTCCATCACGTTCGCCTTTACAAACAACTTCTCCAGGTTGCAGTACATAGTTATCGTTTACCAGTCCTGTTATCCCGTCTGCGTTTATTGAAAAGTCGATTGACGCTTCTGAGGACTTCTTGGAGTCGGGTACATAACCCAATGACTCGGCAAGGGATACAACAGAAGGTCTCAACTGTGCAGTGACAAGGAACGATTCATTCAATGCGAAGTTTGTTTGCAGTGCATTGTAGTGGGTGTTGTACGCAAGCACATCAAGAATATTGCTAAGACCAGAACCCTCGAAGTCGTAGTCGTTGAATTCCCCAGTGCCTTTCAAATAGGTCTTGAGGTTTTCTTTTATCGTCTGGAAATCAAGTTCAGTTGATTTGATTGTCGTGGTCATTATCGAAACCTATTCAAATTGATGGTTGTTGAAAACCCTTTATTGTTTATTTCTAGTTCAATTATTATACTGACTTCGTTGCTGACATAAGAACCAAATTTCGCAATGCCTGCCCTGATGAGTTCGTCACCTGCGTAATAGCGAATCCGCAGCACCTTTGCCCTTGGTTCCCAACGCGCAATTGAGTTCTCAATCATGGTGGTGATGAACGATTCAGAATAATCGGTGGTCAATTCAAACAACATTCCTCGGAGGTTGGTTCCAAACTCTGGTTGAAATGGTTTCTCTAGAGTGTTGGTCAGAAGAATATTTTCTACTGCTTGTACTACAGCACGTGCATCCAATTTCTTGTAGATGTCTCCACTGTAGTTTCCATTTGCATCTGGACTTCCTGCCTTTGGGGTAAATGACAAATCGATGTCAGAATAAAACTTCTTCTTCGTTGTCACCCTTGTTTCTTTCGAAAGTCCAGGAGTTACTCTTTGCAATGCCATACCGCACTCCGATTATCTGCTGTATCTATTTATACAGTTTTTAACCAACTATTTCAACTAGATCACTTCCACCGAACAACGATCTGTTATAATATGAACAAACTTTCATCTGGAAGTTTGCCTCGAACGTGGTTGTTATCAGAGGCATTATAACAATCAACTGTTGAGATAACTTTCCATCTGGTCGAGTCATGTCGTAGTCTATACTCAACTGATCATAGAAGAATGTATCGCGAATGTATAGAGAAAGATCAAACGTTGCGCTGTAATCCACTCTACCGAGTGCATTGTAGAGGGTGTACACAACTGCACGACCATTGTTCTTCAACTCATTGATCGTTGGTGTCCCGTCAATGATTGCGCGCTGGCCAGTGCCACCGTCTATTTTCCTAAATGGTTCGCTCCAGAATTTCTCTGTGTCGCCTGAGTTTGCGTCAAACGCTTCACGGATACCACGGGAAGGTTTGTAATAACCTTCAGTGACCTGCAACCGATATGTTGAAAATTCTTTAGCAGAAGCAATGCCTTCCATCAACCATGCATGCAGATACCATTGTCGCGCGAGGTCTTGTCTGATGTTGAGCAGAGGGATTGAGTCGAGTGAGCATTTAGATCCAGGTGCACCGAGAAACTTGGAAACAGTGGTGCCTCGCGCCAACTTGGTCGAACTTGTAATTGGCGCACTCTGACGATCTGGGTTGTATATTGGGTCAGCAACGATTGTCCGTGTGGTTCGACCTCGGTTCTTTGGAGTGAAGGTCTTTGATGACCTCTCTAATGGATTGCCCAACAGAGTGTATCCATAGCGTGGTTTGGATTCTTGCTGTCCTGTTCTCGATAAACTATATGGAGCAGACGGGAAACGAGTTTTGTATAGTGGGTTCAACCTGTTCTCCGTCAGCAGAGACTGAATGCACTTTGCCCCGTCTAACTGTCCTTCAGGTGCGGTTTGAATATCGTTGGCACCGTCCATTGTTCTCATTTTAGATCGAATCTCTGTGGTGCTTGGAGTCCAGTTGAAGTAATATGTGTATGAACCAAACTTTGATATTTTATCTTCAATTGTATTGTCGTCATCAATGATGACCTTTCTCACAGCAAATGGTGATACTTTATTCCAGACTTCCCACCATTCTGGTGTTGTCGCGTATCTTGTGAGCGGCATAAATCCGAGACGTCCACGTGCCTTGGTCTCTACGGTGCCAGCGTTCGGGTGGTCCCTGTGGTCAAGTGCCCATTCCCAGTTCATGACGTAATTTGGTTTTGATGGGTGCTTGTATTCCGAGAAACCTGTATATTCCGTGGCGGTCAAATTAAATGGTGATCTTGCCGCTATTCCTGGATCTACCGTGGGTTCAGGAGTAGCGTTTTCATCGGTGCCGTTCGCTGTTATCGCGACAGCAGCAACCCCAGCAGTGCCAGACAATTCTGACCACTTCGCTGTTTGTGAATATGTCGAGAACAAAGACCTGTGGGACTCTTCTGAATACTGAGCGAAGTTGCACGTCCATGCCTCTAATGCCTTGCCCACGAGGTTGCCTTGGAATACAGTATCGGAACCGAAGTCATCATCTGGACCAGTGTATAATCGTCCAACGTAGTGAAATTCAGCACCACCTATCTTTCCCGAAGCACCTGTGACAACAACGTCCTTGCCAGAGATGACAGTGTGCTCGCCAGCAGAAGAACTAAACGTGTCCTCTGATGTCAGGCGAACATTCCTGCCAGAGTTTACGATGAAGTCTTTTGCGACTATCGTGCGGATGTCTTTCTTTGCAACAACCTTCAACTCGGAGGCGTGGAAGTTGAATGTATCACCCCACACCTTCACGTCTTTATTACCACGAACCAATGTGCTGTGCACGTCACCAACTTCAGTTAGGTGAGAACCGTGGACAGATTGGTTGAAGTTCTCTCCAACACGCAGGTTATACGTGCCGCCAACATCCACGTTATAGTCGCCATTGACAGTCAGGTTCAGGTCACCGTTGTACGTGAGGTTTCCTGCTCCACTTACGACCAACTCATGGTCTGCTCCAACAACCTGTATTTGGTGTGACCGTGATGCAATGGCAACAGAACCGTCTTGCTTCAACTCTACACCAGCACCTGTGTGGTGCTTGATTAGTATGCGCGAATTTCCTGGAGTGTCATCTATTTCGAATGAGTGACCAGAAGGAGTGGTGTTTGATTGGTTGAATGGATAAATCGAAGACGTGGCAAATGGAATGTCAAAACTGACACCCATAGTTGAACCACCCATCCACAGGTCGTTGATAACGACACCACGAGCAGCGGCACTTACGCTGGAATTGAACCAGTTATCTCTATGAGGGTATTCTCCTGTCGGGTCTGCTTGCCCGTCACGACCGATACCAAATGTAGATTCTTTCTCGACACCACCATCTTTGGCCAGTCGGTCTACCACTTTATTGTTGGTTGTTGTCAAAAGTTTTTCTCCATCACGTCTATATCTTTATTTAGGGGAGATAAATTACCGCTCGTCCCTTCAAGCAACTTCAGAAGATCGTCTGGAGAAAGTGCTGCCTGCGTATATGTGTCAGTATACATGCTTTGTTTGTTGAAGTTGTTGAACACATAGTCTCTTACATCAAACCCTGGATCTTCATGATTCGGGTCAATGTCTCTGTGACCCAGTGCCTGACCTCCTGGGAACTGGATGAAGAATGTTCTCATAATTTGGTAGAATGAATTGTATTGGGACAGGGTTATCGAACGAGAAGATGCAACTTCATGCAGAGAGGAGGATCCACTGGAAACATTTAGACCACCAACAAAACATACGCCAATGGAGTGTGCATTGTGATTCAATACATTGCAATGGTTGCCACTGGCGTTCAACGGGAGTCCTCGTTCAACAGAACCGTCTCTGCGAATGATCATGTGGTATGCGTTATCACCAGCACCTGTGAGTTCAGTTAGTTGCGCTGCGCTCAGGTTAGAGTTTGTGTATGTCTCAGACCAGTGAACGACCACCTCAGAAACATCTCTGGTGATACTCGCCATTTCTGATTCAAGTTCTTCGACAGATGATATAAAACTACCTTCGGGGTTTATGGTGTCGCCATCGATTGGAAATGGATTAGGCGAGGGAAGTTCATTAGTCTGATCTATTGTACCTGCGATGGTTCCTCTGGTTTTTTTCATAACACCTGACAGACTACCGATAGAAGCAGTTGTACCACTCGCTCCTTTGACATAAGATGATGCAAAGGTGTCACGGTCTTGTGAACTCAATGAGTCAAGGTCTATGTTACCAAGGTCATCCGAAGATGAACTTATCAGGGAGGACACTGCGGGCAGGTCAGCAACTGCTGCTATTTGAGGGAGGTCATCTGCAATGTTTATTGTGCCATTACCACGAAGCAATGTCATCACAACATCAGGCGATACTAGGGAAAGTTCTGGTATAGTCAACACAGAACCAAGTAGACCGTTTACAACTGCCTTCACGTCACCTGTCAGTTCAGTAACGATGGAAGAAAGTCCGTCGCCTATGCCAAACTTGCCAAGGACAGCATCAATTCCTCCTACATGTTTCAACAAGTCCAACTCGTATTGGTTGATAAACATATTCAGGTTGTCGTCTATGATCGACCCGACATTGAAAGACCCTGACGATATATTGCCGAAGACGCTGTTGGACTTCAACACAGAAACCAGAGAACCTAAATCCAGAGATGGAGTGGACGGAAGCATAAGTGCTGCCACTGCATTGTATATCTCTGTTGTTATACCACCGTTCAGTTTGAA